AGCCGAGCGGGTCCAGTGTCGGCAGGTGTTGCCATCCTCTGTGAATTTCACTCTGTTCGCCTTATTTTCATAAAATTCGTATGGTGTTTCCTCCGGGTCGAACTCCTCTTTTGAGAGTAGGAAAAACAAATCTTCTGTCTGTTCTCCATTGCTGTTGTTTTTCTTCACTTTTGCCAGGTAAGGAATGAGGTCTGCAAATCTTTCTTTGAACTCATCACTCTGTAAATATTCTCTCAGCTCGGAATCCGCCCATACATTACTGCCGTAATCTCCTTTTGTATCGAACTCTCTCGCCTCAATCGCTACATGAGCCTGGATTGTCATGCTATGGTCAAGCGTTTTGTCCGCAAGTTCCTCCACATCAAAGCCGATAACATCGTATGGAACCTCTTTTCCGTCAAACATAATCCAGATTGTATCTCCAACCGAAACATGGTTCTGGATTTCTCCGTTTCTGATAAGTGCTCTTAATTCATCCAGCGTAAATGTTTTCTTGTATTTATGTGTGATGTTCAGCTCTTTTCCGGTATCTTTTGACTTTTCATGCTCCTGGTCCGAATCCACACCAGGCATGGCGCAGTTGCAAAATGGATGCAACGGTTCTGCGCATACTGCCTCTGCTAATTTCTGTGCCGTTTCGTTTACTCTTCCTGCCGCAAATTCCAGAAACGCATCTCTTTCCCTCTTGATAAACTTCTTGCTGCCTACTGCCTCCATACGGAATCCGTATGCACTTAATCTGATTGAATTGATACTCATTCTTTTTGTCCTCCTGTTATTCGATATGTTTTGTTTCTCCTGCAAAGCAATTTCCGCAGAACCGGTATATGCCTTTCTCCACCCTTTCAAAAGTCGGGAAAGTGTCACGCTCCGTTCCCATCTCATCGTCCATCACTCTGCTGTATGGCGCACCCACCTGCAAGTATCCATCTCTGTATATTCTTGGTGTTGTGACATCCATAAAATATATGAATACGCTTTCATCCACCAGGTCACCCGGTTTCGCATAATCATACCAGCTATATTGGCAATTACCGTTTGCCTCTCTTTCCCAGTCTTTCATGGTCTTGAGCTTTCTCCGATGCATTTTCAGCCGCCTTTCTGTATTCACTTACTATGTAGCTGTCCGCATGGAATCCGTTCAGGATATTAACTGCCTGTAATTCCGTTATTCCGCATCGGTTCTGTAACTCAATTCTTAATTCTCTTCGCTCCCTTATGTCCTGCCCTGCTGTGTCCGGCAGAGCTTTTGCACGTTTCCGGTATTCTTCTACAATCGCCCTTGTCAAAAGTTCTGCCATACCTCTGTTACCTCCTATACGCCTGAAGCAGACGTTTTCTGTAATTCTGTGATAACTTCTTTCAAAGCATATTTGCCATTCGTTGTAAGCTGCCTCTGCCAGCATCCATTCTTCGGTGACCATCTGAAACCATGTTTTTTTACAATATCCCTTGTTTCTTCATCCGGTTTTCCATCAAAGAAAAGCTGTAATCTCATAAGGTCTGTATTTTCTACCACTTTGAAGAAATCGTTCTCTGTTTCCTTAGTTCCTGCCTCTTTTGCCTTTTTCAGTCTTTCCAGTCTTGCCTTGGTATTTTTGATTTTTGCATTATTGTTTGAAAGCTGATACCCTGCGAATGGTGCATCGCTCAAATGCCAACTTTCTGACATAGCCTTTTTCAATTCTTCCTGCTGTGAAACGGAAAGTTCCGGGCATCCCTCGACTGTTTTGTGCTTTCTCCAATATGCATTGACCGCTTTCATTCTGTCCTGAAGCTCTGTAAGGCTTTCCAGCTTTTCCTCCAACATCTCAATGGCCTGTGCGTCCCCGGATAAAATCGGCTGGTTCATTGTGAGCAGATTTGTAATCTTCTTTGCATAGGATTCCAGGCTGTTCCACTCCTGCATGAGTGAATCCCTGCGGCTGTTCTGCTTGTTCTTTTTCTTAACCGGGAAGTTACCGGCTCCAGAAATCAGAACTGACGGACAGCTCGCTTCGTTTCTGTAGTAGGAATTGTAGTATTCCGCCAGCTTTTTGCTGTATCTCCCTGCCATTCTCTCTGCCTTTTCAGCAAGGTTCGGTCTCTTCTGTTTGATTTTCTCAACAACCGCATAGACACTCTCCACTCGCTTGTGGTATTCCTCTGTTGCGCTGCCCTGCTTATAATCACTCATTGAATTGGCATCGTTGGCGGCTCTTGCCATATCCTCGCTGATTGTATAGAACTGAATCTCCATTATTCGTCCTCCTCCATTTTTAAGATTGTTCTGTGCTCATATTTCATCGTTGCCTGTGAATCTTTGAACTTTGAAAGCTCCCAATCTGAATTGTAAGGATGGAAGTTAAGGTATCCATCACTGCCAACTGATATGCTCGCTGACATTTCCTCGCCATTCCCTTTTAATGCCTCCTGAATTGCTTTCAGGTGCGGATATACTGCTTTGCATAATTCCTCGAACTGTTTCTCTGTCATTTCAATTTTTTCTTTGCTCATTTTTGTGAGTTCCTTTCTTATTCTGCTGTTGCGTGGAAGAACATTCTTTCCACTTCCTCTGCTCCCTCTTCCGCATCCATGATACCGGCTGCCATCTCATTCAGGATTGAGCCAACATACAATGCCTGTAATGCTTTTCCTGTCTGAATCAAAATCATCTGTACGCCGTTGTTTTCCTTGGCTGTAGCGGTTGCCCCTGTTCCATATAACCTGTTTTCGACTGCATTCATAAGCTCTTTGAATAATCCCATCTTCATGCCTCCTTGTGTTGTAACTCACTATATTGAGTTGTTTGAGTATATACTAACACGTAGTAGGTAGGTGTCAATACCTTTATTAACAAAATCTCAATTTTTTGAGTTTACTTTTCAGGTGGTACTATTTCGAGAGAATATCCCATAGAATTTATGACGTGCTCAATAATTATGAATCTTGCAGAATCATCCTCTGTATCAGCCGCTATATCTTCCAGCTTTGTTATATCCGGCTTTCCATCCTGCGTCAGTTTAATTTCAAAACCAAGACCGTCCGCAATTTTTTTGATTGTTCCATAGGTTGGTGATACTCCCACATTCAGTTTGTACCACAGATTCTGCCTGGTCCATCCGATACGTTTTGCCGCCTCCTCGTATGTGATACCATTATCGAGCATATACTGCTTGAATTTTTCTATAATATCCACTGCCTACACCTCCACAAAATTGAATTTTGGATGTTTCTTTCGCTCCTCGCATTTCTGGAACCACTCCTGCACCTTTTCTGCACAGAAATCTTTCCCGGCTGTATATTTCCCACTCGAAAAAATAATGCCACTTTCACTGTCAATTTCGTGAATCCAGTACACATATCCCCCATAATTCGGTCGTACTGAAATTTCATACCACTTTCCGAATCTATCGGTCGGAAATGTCAAGAAATCGCATCCCGGCTTTTTGGTGTAGTCAAGCTGCATCTGGTCGAATATCCAATCTGCCAATTCGTCCAGATTTTCAAACGTCTTGTCGAACGCTTTCTGGTTATAATCGTTATAATACTTTACGATTTTTGCTGTTATCATTACGCACATTCCTCCTGGTATTTATATTTTATGCCCTGCATATTCTCTTCCCATTTGGCAGACTCGGGCGTTAATTTTACGAACTGTTCTACAATCTCTAACAGTTCATCTTCGTCCAGTTCCACCATCGGGCAGCCGTATTTGCTTTCCAACTCTTCCTGCTCCTCATCCAGGAACAGATAGTCCTCTCTCAATGGCGGCGGCTCTTCATCATCCCACTGGCTCCGCCTGCGTGGTGGGTTTTCAAATTCTTCTCGCCTGCGCTCCCAGTATTCGTCCTCATCCGGTATATTCCACACTTTAGTCCTCCTTGAGATTCCCCAGGATTTCATCTGCCCTTTGCATAATCTCTGCAAATTTATTGTTTGCCTCTTCCATCTCCTGGCGTTTTTTCTCTCTTGCCTTGTAAAATTCTTCATTTTTCAGCTCATCTTCCCACCCATTTATGAACTGTCGAACCTCCCGGACATTATTAAACCCGCATTCGTTTTCATAGTCATTTCTGGCTGTGAAGATAACGTATTTCTTTTCCCTGCGCTTATCATCAATGGCAACTCCGAAATACAACTCATCTCTCTGCTCCTCATCAAGAGGCTCGAATCTTACATCATCATAAAGTGGACCGACCATCGGGCAATTATTTTTGAACCACACCCGGTAGTTATCCAGTATGTAATCGCTTGTGATACCTTTCAGAATCCCCCAGATTTTCGCCAATCTTCCTGCAAGTGCCTTATCATCGCAAAACCAGTCATACCAGCCTGCCTCAATCTGTGTTTCTCTGTCTTTCGCAAGGAAATCTCCCTTGCGGTATCTCTCGCAAAACTGTCTTAATGTCATATCTGCCATAGCTGTTCCTCCTATTGTTCATCGTTTGTGCTCATCGCCTTGTGCTCCACTCTCCGGCGTTCAGACCTTGCTTTCTTTTTCAAGTTCCTTTTCCATCTTTTGATTGTCTGTGCTTTTGTATGATTCCGAGAAAAATCGTAATCATCCAGAATGTATCTCCCTCCGCTTTCTCTTTCTCCGTATGCGTGCATCTTTCTCCGGCTCACGCTTCTGCCCTCCCTCCATTCTGTATCTGCCTCTTAATCGAGGCAGACTTCCTGTGAAATTGTGTACTGTTCTTTTAATTTATCGAACGCTTTATTGGTTACTCGGTATTCGTTCCAGCCTACCCGGTAATGCCCCGGTGTGCAGAAATCCTTATCCGTATATTTTTTCAGGAATGTAATTCCCCGGCCTTTGATTTCCAGTGGCGTATCAATAAACCAATGACCGCCATAATATCCCCGGCTCGCCTCCATCTGGCAATCAGGCTTTGCGCCTCCCATCTCCGGCGTATACTGATACACCCCAGGTTCGGTTGCCTCCTGCGACTCCTGCTTTTCTGGCTGTGTCAGCTCCAGGCGTTTTCCTCTGCCAATCCTGCGAAGAGTGTACATCTCTTTTTCAGAAATATATCCTTTCTGAAAAAGCTGTTCTACGCTTTCAAGATAGAAATTGCAGGATTCTAAAGAATCGCAAATCTCAAATAACTGAATCAGATTGTTATAACCGTTGCTATGTTGTACCGGAAACTGGATAATCTGTGCTGCCATGATTTTGACCTCCTACTCACTTTTGTGTGTTTCATAACTCGTTCTTATGAGTTTAATATAACACGTAGTAGGTAGGTGTCAATACCTATATTTACAAAAAGCTCAAAAAATGAGTTTTATTTCTTTTCCTTGCTTTCCTCTGGATTTTTCTTCGGTCTGCCTCCAAGTTTTCCTCTTTCCTGCTGTTTCCGGCAGTATTCTTTTCTTGCCTCGGTTTCCATATCCATTTTTGTCCGAATGAATATAAATGCCATATCCGCCGCCGCACTCAAGTCTTTTGGTTCTTCGCCCCTCCATCTGTAAATCATAAGCGCTTTGAAGAGTGTCCCCATATCTCTATCGCTCAACGTCATTACCGGCTCTGCAATATCAGGGTGTAGAATTAAATCCTCCATGCCTCACGCCTCCTATCTGCCTTTCTTGATTCTATCTGCCTTTGTTTCTGTTGCCTCGCTTTGAAGAAATTTCTTTATTCCCTCTCTGCAATACTGTCCTGTGTACGGATTCGGACACGCTCGCTCGCCAGCTTCATGTGCAATCGCATCATCATAAATACAGTACGCGCATTTCTTGAATGCCCCTCTCAATATTGCACTTGCTATCGCATCATCGCTTGCACTGTTAAGCATTTCCCTTACTGTCATAGCTCCCTGTACCTCCTGTTCTGAATAAATCACACGCCATCATAAAGCCTGCGATGAATCCCTGCTTTTCTCTGCTATCTCCATACTGGACCATACTGTCCCATATATCGCCCTGCAATTTCATAAGGCTGTTATCTGCTTTGCTGCATATATTTCTAAACTGGCGAATCGCCTCCTGCTCCTCTCCGCTTTCTGCGCTCTCCATGCGCTCATCGACATATGCCTGATACAGTAAATCAATCGTTCTCACTTTCCGCCCTCCTGTTCCGTTATCCTAAGTAATCGTACCTTGTGTGCCAGTGGTATTGGTAAAATCCATTGGCAGGGTTAATCCCCTCGTACCGTTCTCGCCATTCTTTCAACATTTCCCGATATGTAAACAGCTCTCCTGTTTCTTTATTCCGGTACAGTTTCGCCGGCTGTTCGCCGGTATTTTCTTTATCCATCCTGC